ATTTCACTTGACTTCGTATCTAATTTCAAGGAGGTGCGGGCGGGGAAATAGATAATATATATAGAATTACAGTAATTTAACTGTAGTACATTAAAACAGAAGTATCTAACTTATAACATGGGTAAATTAATAACAGAATTGCAGCATCTTCCTCAGCAGGGTCAGGAATTTATTTTGTCAGGACTAGCATCTGATTATATTCCTATAGAGATAGATGGTATTGTGTACGTCATTCCTAAAGAAGTGAATACTTTAATCAAGGGATTGGCAGAAGTTTTACATGACAAGAAGACAGCAGAAGGGGATGTATTATCGAGTCTAGAAAAATTAAAGAAATAGAGCATTTTGTCTATAATGATTCTAGTGAATTTAGACTGCATAATAATTCAGAAATAAAGTATTGGAAGGAAGACCCTCAGGATGGTGATTGGGTTGAAGCTGATGATGGTGGTATAGTACAGATATTAAAGAGGGGGAATATAAGTCATCCTAAAGACAGTGATAATTACAAATCAAATAGTTGTTATGTTAGGACAATTGTTGGTAGTTTTTTATTAAATGACAAATCTTATATGGATACAGATTTTAACCAACATCCCAACAGATATACATTTTCAAAGAAGTTATCTGATTCAAACGGTAATTTTAATTCCAGAAAAAAAATAACAAAGAAAGAGCAGATGTTTGCTACTCAGGTGATGACGGGTCAGCCAGCGGTTGATGCTGTAAAGAATGTATATGGGACTGAAGATTTTCAAAAAGCGAAGAATAAAGCAGTTTTACTATTAAAGCAGGAGCGTGTAATGGATGAAATAGAAAGAGGCGTAAATGATATTGCTAAGGGTATGGGCATAGATCATGAATATGTGTTAAGTAGATTAAAGATGTTAGCAGACAGCAGCCCAGATGATAATATTGTTTTACAGTCTGCAAAAGAATTGGGGAAGATTATAGGTACATCATCTAATATAAAGAAGAATAATTCTGCTGTAGGATTTTTTGCAGGATTTTCTCAAGACCAACTAAAGGAAGTAATAAGGCAGCCGACTAAAGAAATAGCTGATAAATCTGAGGAGAAGTAGCATATGTATATTAAAGATGCTGATGATAATAGCATAGTATGTCCTCATTGTAGAGCAAAGTCTCTAAGAAAAGATGGCTGGCAGTATTGGAAGGGCGGAAAGAAAAGACAAAGATGGTTTTGCAATGCATGCGGTAGAAAGACAATAGCTCCATATATAATAGAGAAGTCATTGTTTTCTGTTGAGAACATGGACCCAGAGCATTTGCCAATAAGTTCATTAATTGAAGAGCGTGAAAGAAAATATGAAATAAAATATAAATCAAGAGTAGGTAAGCAGTTAATAACGATAAACATGGAGATTAATGGTCCAGTCGGCATATGTCACTTTGGCGATCCTCATGTTGATGATGATGGTACTGATATAGCAAGTATATATAAGCTATGTAATTTGATTAATAAAACAGAAGGGATGTTTGCAGGCAATCTTGGAGATGTACAGAATAATTGGGTAGGAAGATTATCGTTTTTATACGGGCAGCAGTCGATGTCAGCTAAAGAATCATGGAGATTGACAGAACATTTTGTCAATTCAGTACCGTGGCTGTACTTAATAGCAGGTAATCATGATGTATGGACAGGGGATGGTGACCCTCTTGAATTTATAATGAGAGATCATCAAGGTCTATTTGAAAGATGGGGAGCAAGGATGAACCTTAAATTCCCAAATGGTAAGGAAGTAAGGGTTAATGCCCGACATATGTTTAAAGGATTTTCTATGTGGAACACAGCACATGGTGTAGCCAAAGCGGCTCAAATGGGTTGGAAAGACCATATACTGACTTGTGGACATATTCATGTATCTGGATATCAAGTATTGAAAGACCCAGCGAGTGGGCTTATTAGTCATGCTTTGCAGGTAGGTTCTTTTAAGATAATGGATGCATATGCTGAAAAGATGGGGTTAGATGATAGGAATATATTTAATTGCCCAGTTACTATTATTGATCCACGGTATGAAGATGATGATAATAGGCTAATTACAACAATATTTAATCCATATGAAGCTGCAGATTTTTTAACATGGAAGAGAAGCAAGAAGTAAACATTAATTTAAATAATGTCTCAAAGGCAAATAAAGTTCTTGATATTGCCAGGCATGATTTAATTGCATTTGGTAAATTATTTTTACCAGGTGATTTTGGTAAGTCTGAATCTCCTCAGTTTCATTATGAGATAGCAGATGCTCTTTTAGAAAATACTAATAGGTCGCTTGCTTTGATTCTCCCGAGGGGCAGTGCCAAGACCCAGTTATTTAAGACTTTTCTTATGCACAAGATTCTTTTTAAGCCTCAGGATGATTTTTTATTTATGGGATGGGTTTCTGACAATCATCGTAAATCAATATTAAATCTTCAGTATATTAAACAGCATTTTCAAAATAATGATATGATTAAGTATTATTTTGGAGATATTGTTGGAGATAAATGGACAGAGACAGATATTGTTACAAGTACGAATGCAAAACTTATAAGCCGTTCAAATCTTTCTAGTGTTCGTGGTGAGAACTATTTAGGAAAAAGGTATGATATTGTTGCTTTGGATGATACTGAGAGTGAAACGAATACAGTTACACAAGATGCCAGGGAGAAGATTAAGAATATTGTATATAATGGTGTAAGACCTGCTTTAGATGTAAATAGCGGCAGGCTCATATTTGCAGGGACTCCAGTTCACTATGATAGTTTATGTCAGAATATTTTAGATGGTTATGAAAAGTCAGATAATAAATCTCAATATACATGGGATGTAATTACATATAAGTCTACTCAGCCCGAGATGAAAGGCGGTGTTTTGTGGGATTCTTATATGCCTAAGAAGAAGTTAGATAAAATTAAGAGGGAATATGAGGAAGCAGGCAGGAGTCAGGGTTACTATCAAGAATATGAATTAGAGGTGCAAAATGAAGAGGATGCTTTATGGGGGCAGAAATACATCAAACATTGGGAAGGGTATTATGTGAATGAGGATGATATAAATTATCTTGTTATTGATGGAGAGAAAGTCCCATGTAATACTTTTCTTGGTTGTGATCCAGCAACTGATATAGATACAAGAAATTCTGATTTTTCTGTTATAATGGCTGTTGCTATTGACAATAATAATAATGCATATGTATTAGAATATGAGCGGCACAGGTCTATACCAACTGTAGGAGCTAGGGGAGTTGATGATAAGCTCACTGGGAAGAAAGGTGTTGTTGATTATATAATGGAATTACATGAGAAATACCATTGTACATCTAGTACGGTAGAAGATGTTGCTATGAACAGATCGGTGTTTCAGTCATTAAATGAACGCCGCAGGATAGAAAATAAGTTTGATATTGCTGTAATACCTGAGAAACCAGGGGGAAGAGAGAAGAGAAATAAGATATATTCGGGTTTATCTGGTAGGTTTAGCACAGGAACAGTATATTTAAGAGACAATATGTTCGATTTAACACACGAAATCGTTACTTTTGGTTCAAAAATGGCACATGATGATACCATTGAGACGCTTTTCTATGCACTTTTGCACGCTTTTCCTCCAAATATGAAGCAAAAAGGTGAAGGAAAGGAAAGAAGGTGGGTAAAACCTAAAAGAAAAGCTAGACCCTGGGTAGTTGCTTAATTCCTTTAAATGTGAGAAGAAATAATGGCTAGAGTTAAAACAAGCGAAAGAATATACAATATGTGGAAGTCTGCTAATTCTTCTGAAAGAATTAAGTGGCAGTCTGATAGTCAAAAGGGATATGATTTTTATCTTAATGACCAATTAACAGATAGGGAACAATCGGCTTTAGAAGAGGCTGGGATGCCCACATTTCAAATAAATAGGATAACTCCTATTATTGAAACGATGAAATATTTCGTAACTGCTAATAATCCCAGATGGAAAGCAGTTGCTGTTGATGGAAGTGATACAAATATAGCTCAAATTCATAGTGATATATCTGATTATTGCTGGAGTATTTCTAATGGGAAAGCTGTGTATGGAAGTGTAATCTTAGATTCTCTTGCTAAAGGTGTTGGTTATTTCTTTATAGATGTTGACATGAATCTTGATAATGGAAAAGGAGATGTGATATTTAAAAGAATAGACCCTTATGATGTTTTCCCAGACCCAATGAGTACTGATTTTCTTA